GGCTATTGAGAAAACTGCGAACAGCACTTACGTGGGTAACAGGGTTTTTTACGAGAACAAGGACAGTCTTACGGAGGCCAAGTGTCTTCCGCAATTTGTCCCGCAAAAAACAAAATTCTGGGACTAAAAGGAGAAAGAAATGATTACCAATCAAAAAAAAGCTACGGTTAAAAAAGTTATTACGGGCTTGAACAAGGCTTCTAAACTTCATGCTAGTCAAGCTAAAAAACTAAAAAAAGTTATTAAGAGGAAGAAATGATTACATTACTGGGAAGCTTATTGGGTTTTGGAACGTCTTTTTTGCCAGAGGTATTAAACTATTTTAAGACCAATCAGGAACATAAGCATAACATGGAAATGATGGCTAGGCGCAGTGAATTGCAGCTAGAGGTCATGGATAAGCAGGCTGAAATAACAGAGACAGAGGGGCTATACAAACATGACAGCATGGACGCTGGAGGTTTTATTAACGCATTACGAGGTAGTGTCCGTCCTGTCATCACTTATGTTTTTTTTGGCCTTTTCGTTGCCATTAAGGTCACTGCGTTGATTGCTTTGATGAACTCAGGGAACGACTTGGGCAGATCACTATCTCTCATATGGGATGAAAATACATCTGGACTATTTGCGGCTATCATGTCGTTTTGGTTTGGAGGTCGCAGTATTTCTAAATACATGAAGGGGAAGCCATGACTTATAAACTTGGGAATAAAAGTAAAGAGAAACTTGAGGGTGTAGACGAGCGCATGGTTTCGATTGTTCGTTACGCTATTTCTGTGACTAAACAGGATTTCAGTGTGATTTGTGGGCTTAGAACTCGCAGAGAGCAAGAGGCTCTTGTAAAAAAGGGAGCTTCAAAAACAATGAACTCCAAGCATCTTGATGGGAACGCTGTTGATCTTATGGCATGGGTTGATGGGGGCCGTTGGGAGTTGAAATTGTACGATGAAATAGCTGACGCTATGGCAGAAGGCGCTCGTGCAATAGACGTTCCTGTTAAGTGGGGAGCAGCTTGGTCTGTTGGAGATATACGGTATTGGGATGGCACGATGGAAGAAGCTATGAATGCTTATGTGGACTTGCGTAGATCACAAGGCAAACGTCCATTTATAGACGGCCCTCACTTTGAGTTGATGGATTAGAGCTTGCCTTCCTGTAAAAACTTAGTAATCTGCGTATCAGATAAACTGGGACTTTATAGGAATGAATACGATATTTGTTGAAGAAGCAATTTTTCGCATAATAAGGGAGAAACGCGCTGGAATAGTAGATTTTTTACAGTACGGAAACGTCAAATCAATGGAGCAATATCGTGAGCTTATGGGCCAATTAGACGGTCTTAATCATGTGGAACAGGAACTCAAGGGCCTGCTAGACAAACAGGAGCTACTTAATGACTAAAAGCGCATCGGTCGATTTGACCGGAGTAAAAGAGGCCGTCGCGAGCCTATCGGAGGCTTATGCAGAGCCAAAAGAACGGGTTTTGGACCCGGAATCTATTGGAGCCTCTCTCTTAGAAAGAATGCCTTCACCTACAGGCTGGCGTTTGTTAATTCTTCCCTATCGTGGGAAAGGAAAAACGGACGGTGGCGTGTATTTACCTGATGCTGCGGTAACTCAGCAACAAGTTTCCACTCAAGTCGGATATGTTTTAAAGGTAGGCGAGCTTGCCTACAAGGATTCTGAGAAGTTTCCCAACGGTCCGTGGTGTAAACAGGGTGATTGGGTGATGTTCGCTCGTTATTCGGGCTCACGCTTTGCCATAGACGGTGGAGAAGTGAGTATTTTGAATGACGACGAAATATTGGCGCGTATTAACGAGCCAGAAGACGTTTTGCATTACTAGGAGTAAAAAATGGCAGAAGAACAAATAGAATTGGAACTTGAAACGGATACGGATACGGAAGTTGAGGTAGAAGAGCAGGTCTCTGAAACAGAAGTTGAAACGGAAGATCAGTTTCAGAAGGCCGACAGTGCTACTCAGAAGCGTATTGACCGTTTAACGAAGAAAATGCGTGAAGCGGAGCGTCGTGAGCAGGAAGCCATTAACTTTGCCAAGCAGGTTCAGCAGGAATCAGATGGTTTAAAGCAGCGATTCTCTCAATTAGACAACAGCTACGTTGAAGAATACAGTACTCGTGTTCAAAATCAGATGGAGCAGACTGAAAAAGAGCTTGCTCGTGCTATGGAAATTGGAGACACTCAAGCGGCGGTAGAGGCTCAAAAACGCATGATTTCTTTGTCTACGGAGACAGATCGTGCGGCACAAGCTAAGATGGCGCAAGCACGTCAGGTCAAGCAAGTACAGCAAGCGCCCCAACAGCAGCCTCAACAACCGCAAGTTCGTCGTCCGGACGCTAAAGCACAGGATTGGGCGGAACAAAACGAGTGGTTTGGTCAAGACGAAGCTAGGACGTTTGCGGCTTTTGGAATACATAAAAAGCTTGTCGAAGACGAAGGGTTTGACCCGACGAGTGATGAGTACTATACTGAACTGGATCGGCGCATTTCCGATACATTTGGAGGTGCTACGAAGAGTACTGGTAAACGTGCCGCTCAGACGGTTGCTGGTGTTTCAAGAAACAACTCTGGGCGCAGCAGTGGGAAAAAGGTTAGACTCACCCCTAGCCAAGTCGCAATAGCGAAAAAATTGGGTGTGCCGCTACAAGAATACGCGAAATACGTGAAGGAGTAAGATTGATGAGTGAAGATACAGATGTAAATGGACCTATCAAGCGGGCTTCTCGCGCAACTCAAACTAGGGAGAAGACGGCGCAGCGTAAGCCGTGGGCTCCCCCGTCTATGTTAGATGCACCGCCTGCACCGGATGGTTTTAAGCATCGTTGGATACGCGCTGAAACGCGTGGTTTTGACGATACGAAGAACATCAGCGCCAAAATGCGCGAAGGTTGGGAGCTTGTTCGTAAGGATGAGTACCCTGACTTTGAGTCCCCGGTAGTTGAATCAGGAAAATACGAGGGTGTGTTTGGAGTTGGCGGTTTGATGCTGGCTCGTATACCGGAAGAGACTGTTGCTGAAAGAACTCAATATTTCGCTAGTCGAAATAGAGATCAGATGGAAGCGGTAGACTCTGACATGATGCGAGAGAATGCACATTCAACGATGACGATTGCTAAACCTGATCGTCAATCTCGTGTAACCTTTGGTGGACCTAAAAAGAATTAGTTCCTCCTCTACTGGAGAAGAATAAATGGCAAATACAGAGCTATCTTATGGCCTTCGCCCGCTATCAAGACAAGGCGCTTCCGTCTCGTCTACTGGTATGACGGAGTATCGTATTGCTGCTGGCAACACTAACCCGATTTTTCTTGGAATGCCTGTCATTCCATTGGCTGCGGGTGTTATAGACGATCTACAAGCTGCGGCGGGTGGTAACGTGTCTATTGTAGGTGTTTTTGGCGGATGCGAGTTCATTTCATCAACTACTGGTAAGCCGGTATTTTCGAATCATTGGCCCGGTTCAGGCGCAGATACAGCACATCCTGTAAAAGCGTTTTTATATGACGACCCTAATCAACTTTTCCGCATTGCGACATCTAATGTTGTTGGCGGTCAAGACACTGAAGCTGAAGTCCGCACGTCGGTCTTTGCCAACATAGCTTTAGCAAACGGTAATAGTGGTTCTACCACTACGGGTCAGTCATCAGCTACAGCGGATTTAAACACTGTTGCTACAACTAACACTCTCGCGCTCAGAATTATGGGCATCTTAGACGATGCTGGTAATAACGACTTTACTGAGGCGGGTATCCCTTTAATTGTTCGTATAAACAACCACTTCAATGCGCCTACGGGCTCTATTGCAGCGGGCACTGTTTCTACAACTGGCGTATAAGGAGCTTAAAACATGGCTATTTCTCGCGCACAACTAGCTAAAGAGCTAGAACCGGGCCTTAACGCATTGTTTGGGCTGGAGTATGACCGTTACGAAAACGAGCATAGTGAAATCTTTGAAGAAGAGTCCTCAGATCGGGCTTTTGAAGAGGAAGTTATGCTTGGAGGTTTCTCAACGGCACCTGTTAAATCTGAAGGCGGAGCCATCAGTTTTGACGATGCACAAGAGACTTACACAGCGCGTTATACGCATGAAACTATCGCTCTTGCGTTCTCTATTACGGAAGAAGCTATTGAGGACAATCTTTATGATCGTCTAGCTTCCCGTTACACCAAGGCTCTGGCCCGTTCTATGGCTCAGACTAAGCAGATTAAAGCTGCGGCTATCTTGAACAACGCGTTCACTGCCGGAGTTTCTGCGATTGGTGACGGAGCCGCGCTTTGTTCAGCGGCTCACCCTTCTTTGTCAGGTAACCAGACCAACCTTCTGGCTACTGCGGCTGATCTCAACGAGACTTCTCTTGAGCAGATGTTGATTGACATTGCAGGATTGACTGATGAGCGTGGTCTAAAGATTGCGGTTCGTGGAACGAAACTGATCATTCCAAAAGAATTGCAGTTTATTGCAGAGCGTGTTCTTAACTCTAATCTGCGTCCGGGCACAGCGGATAATGACACTAACGCTACTCGCGCAATGGGTATGTTGCCGGATGGTGCGGTTGTTAACCACTTCCTTACGGATACAGACGCGTTTTTCATTAAGACTGACGCACCAAATGGGTTTAAGAACTTTAACCGTGCCGCTATCAAAACAGCTATGGAAGGCGATTTTGATACAGGAAACATGCGGTTTAAAGCTCGTGAGCGTTACAGCTTTGGCGTATCTGATTGGCGTTGCGTCTTCGGCACCCCCGGAGCGTAAGTTACTTAAAATTGTTAAGTTAGGGGTTACTTCGGTAGCCCCTTTCTTTTTTGTAAAACATGTGTATAGTTTTCGCATCCCTGACAGTTACATAGTGTGACTGACTCTAGCCACGACAGGAGACAAACATGGCTAATACAACATTTAACGGCCCGGTGAGGTCGGAAAACGGTTTTCAAGACATTACTAAAAACTCAACGACGGGGGCTGTTACCAGCACCATGACGCTTCAGACTTATGAAGCTACCATTACTGTGGCAAATGGTGCTACAACGGGTAAAGAGGCGGCTATTGGCATCCCGGTTAATTTTATACCTATGGGTGTAACGATTGCTGTTACAACTGCTTCAGTAAACAATGTTAATCTAGTTGATATTGGAACAGATACCGATACAGACGGTTACGTGGACGGTGTTACCGTGGCTTTAAATACCACGGGATTCAAAGGTTTTTTTGGTTGCAACGGTATTCTTGGTATGTCTGGTTTTTCTACAGGGGTATCTGGACTTGTGGGCGACGAGGTTGAGTTGGTTGTTTCAGCCGACCCCGGCGGCGACACTGTAATTGTTCTGAAGTTTTTTGGTATTTCCAGTTCATCAGACGCATCATAATCGGAGGTTGTCATGTCTAATTCAGACGTAAGAGCCAAACGTATGACGGGAACTGGTGCGGCTGCAACGGGTCGCGCTAGATTACGTCAGGTACAGGTTTTGACAGGCGGCGGTGCGGGCCGTTTAACTTTGTCAAATGGCAATGGCGGTGCAACAATTGTGGATTTAGATTTTACTCAAAGCCAAACGCATTCTGTCAACATTCCTGATGAGGGCGTTTTGTTTACCACGGACATACATGTTGCTACTTTGACGAACATTACTGCTCTAACAATCTTTCATAGTTAAGGTGTTCCGTGGCTTCCAAGGTTCAAACGAAGTCTAGTAAAGAAAAAAAGAAGCGTTCGGATAACATGCCGAAACGTAATAAAAAGAACTTCCGCCCCACTGAATCTGGGGCGGGAATGACTGAAGATGGTGTTAAAGCATACAAGCGTAAAAACCCCGGATCAAAGTTGAAAACAGCGGTTACGGGAAAAGTCAAAAAAGGAAGCAAAGACGCCAAGCGGCGTAAGTCTTATTGTGCGAGGTCCGCGGGTCAAATGAAGAAGTTCCCTAAAGCGGCTAAGAATCCTAACTCAAGGTTGCGTCAAGCACGTAAGCGTTGGAAATGTTGATGAAAGCAGAAGAGGTTTTAAGGCTTATGGAAAAGCATGAGCTAGAGTCTAACCGCCGTTTTGAGCGGATTGAGAAACAGTTAGAACGGCTGGATATGCGTCTTTGGGGCATAGCTATATTGATAATAGGTGCCGCTGTTGTAGAAAGGGTTTTTTAATGGCTAATTACAACCGTAAATCAAAATCTTCTTCTAGTAAAAGCAAGGGCAGCAAGATTTGTCCCAAAGGAAAAGCTTGGGCACAACGAACTTTTGATACTTATCCAAGTGCTTATGCTAACATGGCCGCGTCTAAGTATTGCAAGGACCCTAACTACGCCAAGGGTGCTAAAGGTAAGAAGAAAGCGTCAGCATAATGGGTGAGCTAAAAAAATGGCGTGACCAAGATTGGGTGAGGATCGGTACAGATGGTAAAATCAAGGGTAAGTGCGGTACTTCAAAAGATAAAAAGAATCCTGACAGGTGCCTTCCAAGGAGTAAAGCTCAAAGTCTTTCGAAAAACCAGAGAGCCTCTACCGCAAGAAAAAAGAAACGAGAAGGTGGAAAAGGTAAGACCAACGTCAAGAACACAGAAGCCGCGGAAGTTAAATTTGCCCGTGGCGGAGGTGAAATCACAGTCCCAGAGACCAAGGCCAAGAGGAAGACCCCGAAAGCATCCAAAAAAGGGGTAGTTGCTCGCGGATGCGGTAAAGTTTTAAGAAGGAAGCGAACAACTGGTTCGGTAAGTGCCTAAAGGAGGTTCCAATGGCAATGAAGAAGAAAACTAAAGGTTACCGCGGTGGCGGAAAAATTAAAAAGATGTCTAAAGGCGGAGCTATGGGCGGCAAGATGCGTCGTATGTCCAAGGGCGGTGCTGCGGGCGGCAAGATGGTTTCTAAAATGAACATGGGCGGCGCAGGCATGACTATGGCTCAGTTACGTTCTGCGGCTGCGGCCAAGGGCATGACGCTATCTCCAAATAAGAAAATGGCTAAAGGTGGAGCGGCAAAGAAGAAATAAATGTCGTATCTTTATTCAAATATTCCTTATTTTAAGGCATGGGTTCGTCGTGAGTATACTCATAACCACGAAAAATATCATGGAGATTTTCTACATGCTATGGTTATCGGTGTTACGACGATCCCAAACAGGTGCTTGAGTTTTCAAGTAATGTTTACAGGCGTTGAAGCTGAAGATGAGGAAGAAGACACGGTTCATGGTGGAGCTATGTGGGCAAGAATGCCTATAACGGCTTTAGTTGGAGATATTCCTTTATCGGAATGGCCGGAACCTATGGAGACATATGACGCTCAACCGTGGGATTGCGCTTCTCACACTCATGCTGTTTTTGTTATGGACAGGGCCACTCCATGTCCTTGGTTTGCAAAGATAGGTGGAAACATGTTGCCTGCCAAGTATTTATTTACGGTAGATTATACTGATAGCGAGATTGCAGATGATCCTGCTCAACACAAACAGAATCATGTCTTACAAATCTTAGATAGCGAAGAAGCGCCTCAATGGGCCGGAAACATTGTAGCGTTACCTAACAACCGTGTGCGTGTTACGCATCCGGCGTGGTTTTCTACTGGGGAAGGCGCTCCTGACTTTAAGCCGTCGCAACATATACACTATTCAAAATCTGATTTAGACTATACACTAGATGTAAATCGTATCTTTGATAATCTTTATCAGGGGGAAGAGTAATGACTGTTTCAAATTCTAAGGATTTTGAATTAGATGTAACGGAGTACATTGAAGAAGCTTTTGAGCGTTGTGGCTTAGAAGTTCGTACAGGTTATGATCTTCGTACAGCTAAGAGGTCTTTAAATCTCATGTTAGCAGAATGGGCTAATAGAGGGTTAAATCAATGGACAATTAAACAACGAACTTTATCGCTTGTTAAAGCGGACGGAGAATATCCGTTAGACCCCGATATTATTGACGTGCTTTCAGTAGTGATTAGAAGGGACAACACCGATTATGCTTTGAGCCGTGTGAGCCGCGACACGTTTATCACTATACCTAACAAGACGACTCAGGGCCGACCTACGCAATTTTTTCTTGACAGGCAGATTACTCCTAACTTGAAGATTTGGCCTGTTCCAGAAAACAGCACAGATATTATTCTGTATGACGGTCTTACCCGAATGGATGATGGTGACGCTCAAGTTAACACGATGGACATGCCCTTTAGGTTTTACCCCTGTCTCGCGGCGGGTTTAGCTTATTACATTTCTATGAAACGCGCTCCAGATAGGATACAACTTTTAAAAGCTGTATACGAGGAAGAGTTTGAAAGAGCCATGACGGAGGATCGAGATCGGTCTTCCTTTAACGTGGTTCCGGCGTATCAATACTTTAGGACGACGTAATGCCTAAGTTTGCATCAGGAAAGAATGCGTATGCTATATCGGACCGTTCAGGTTTTAGATATAAGTATACTGACATGCGCAAGGAGTGGAACGGGCTTCTTGTGGGCAGGGATGAATGGGAGCCCAAACAGCCCCAACTAGGTCCTTTTAAAAAGGTTACGGACCCTCAAGCGTTGAAGGATGCCCGACCAGATTCGGCTGATCCAACGGGAGCTTTTTTAGTAGTAACTACTAACGGTATTATTTATTTAGGAAACGGCAACTGGAGTACAGCGGGAACGGCTGAGTTGCCCACAGAAATACCTTTGACGCCTTCTTTAGAGAGTTCTGTTGGAACGGTCACGGTGGAGGTAACATGAGCTTTACATATGATCAGTTAAAGGCTGCAATTCAGGCTTACACAGATAACGACGAAACGACGTTTGTTAGTAACTTAGATACGTTTATTAAGATAGCGGAAGAGCGTATACTAAAGAGCGTACAATTGTCGTTGTTTAGAAAAAACTCTACGGCCAGAACCACTATAAATTATCAATACCTACCTGTTCCGTCGGATTATCTTTCTACTTTTTCTTTAAGTTTGGAAGGGAGTAATGGAGATAAGGTTTTTGTGGAGTTAAAGGACCCAAGTTTTATTCAAACATATACTCCTGACTCCACTACTTACGGGACTCCTAAATATTACGCGGTATTTGATTTAAATTACTTTATATTAGGCCCTACTCCTGACGCACAGTATATCGCGGAGCTACATTATTTTTACCGACCTGTCAGTATAACGGAAAGTACCGCGGGGACTGACACTACATGGTTGAGTAAAAATGCGGAGCTAACTCTCCTTTATGGGTGCCTTGTAGAGGCGTACATGTTTATGAAGGGGGAACAGGACATGATGGCTTATTACGATAAGCGGTTTACAGAATCTCTAACGGGTTTAAAGCTTTTAGGAGAGGCCAAAGAGCCCACCGACGAATACCGGACGGGAAAAGTTATAAGGGCTAAACAATAATGTTTAATATTAAAATGGATGTTCCTCAACACGAACCAATTGTTGGAGTGCAAACAACGCATAACCGCGGATTCACTCCGGAAGAGCTTTCTCAAGACTGCGTAAGCAAGTTGATAAGTGTATCTGATTCAACACATCCTGCGATTAGAGATCAGGCAAACGAATATAAAACACAAATGGAGCGCACTGTTGCTTATTACATGCGTGAAGCTATTCGCAGTGATCGTACAACTGTGTATAACGCCCTTATAGATGCAGGGCATCCGAAACTTGCTGAACTTATAAGGAGACTTTAAAATGGCTTTCAGC